GGCTTTCGCCAGTTGCATACGGGTGATGTTGCCAGTCTTGTACGCCTGTGTGTAGCGGGCAAGCTGCTTGGCACTTCCAGTTTCCAGAACGCGGGCTAGTTTGATTGTTTGGCTAGACCTGTTGTATACTCCCGCCGCTTTCAGGCCTGCGGTAAAGGCTTTTGCAGCCTTGCCTACAGCCCCGAATGGAAGCAGAAACTGCGAGCCCATTGAAACAAACTCACCCACTATCGTCGTTCGCTCGTCAAACATGTCGTCAGCGAAGTCGAACTTTTCAAAGTCGGTACCTGAGAACATGTTGGTGACAGAGACGGCTAGGTTAGCCATCGACTGCCCCGCGTCAAACAAACCCTTTAGCGGGGCGGTGGCGATGTCCATGAAGGCGCCGCCGACCGTAAGTTCGGCCTGGGGGGCCTGCTCGCTGACTTGACCCCCGGCTTGGCGAATCTTCTGCTGCTCCCAGTACCCGGAAGCGGCGGACCTGTCATAGTCGTACATGTTAATTATCCCCAGTGGGGTCGTTGATGATCTGGCTCTGGCCGATTAGTCCAGTAACCACCTCCGTATCGGAGGGCGGCCTGCCTACTGACTGCTGAAACCAGATTGAGAAGTCTTGGACGGCATCGTTGAACGAGAGCCCGCCTTGGGACCAGTCCGTGTTGAGTGTCCCGTCCTGCGAGTTGTAGATGCCGTAGTATTTGCCCGACGGCTGGAACTCGTACAGTCGAACGCGCAGGGCGTCGCTCGCAGAGCTGTAGCTGGTTCCAAAGTCTAGAACCTCCGAAAGACCCTCGAAGGCCTCCTTGATGGTGTTAGCCTCCTTAACGTAGCGACCGCCCGCTGCCGCAGCATCGGCCAGCAGTTCGTCGCCCCCAAGCTCCTCAAGGATCTCGTCCATGAGGTCCGTGGTGTCCCTCTCCATTCCGACGACTCCGCTGTCTAGGATCAGGTCTTCTAGAAGGGTCTTGGCTTCCGACGCTGCTGCATCGTCACCACGGGCCGTCTCAAGAAGCGGTTTGATGGTCTTGACAAACGAGCGAACCTCGCCTCGGACCTTGCGCTTGTCTCCGCGAACGTCAACGTAGTTACCCTCGCGCAGGAACTCAACCACCTTGGGGAAACGCTCGAACGCTGGGACGGCCTTGACGGTATCCGCAACCAGCTTCTGGGCCGCAGCATCGTCCGAACTCGGAAGCGTAGATTGCAGCATCCTGCGGTTTAGAAGATCTAGGGCTGTGGCTTGGCTCAGTGGCGTGTAAACGCCATTTTGCTCAAAGGACATACCAGCAGGTTGCGCGGTACCGTGGACAACTGAGAAGCCGACATCGGGGGCGGTGAAGCCTGAAACGACTTCAGACGCGAGGCTTTTTTCGTAAAGCTCTCGGGTCCTCTCCGTGACTCTAGCAGCGTACTGCATCGGGTTGTTCTGCGCCTCAACAACAAAGTTAGGCTCAGACGAAAGCTCCATAACCGCCTGGCTATGGAAGTCGTTTAGGCTGTTACGAATGCGAGTGACCTGCCTAGCAGACAGTCTTTTGTTCGTGTCCACCGTGCCATCCTGCGCTGTCTGGTAGTTCTCCTGAATCTCGCTAAAGATGGAGCCCACCGACTCGGCGGTTGCGTTGATGACAGCCTGGCGTTGCGGCGCAAACTCCTCAAAGTTCCTGAAGGCAATTTTCAGTTTTCTCTTCTGTTCCGAAGACAGGTCTTCGTTATCCATGTCCCGGAGGACACGCGCCTTTATATCCTTGAAGTCTTTGGCGTCCGTGACGGCGCCAAGGTCCAGCATGATGGAGTCAAAGTTCTTCTGCTGCTCTTCCTCCATGTCCGCCTTATCCATTCGGTCCAGGCGCCGCTGCCGGTCCTCTTCCGACCGCGCGTCCGAAAGGTCGATGCGGCGCTCGTCCTTCATATCCTTCGCCCGATCGCGGTAATACTCTAGGCTGTAGTCTAGGTAGAACTTAAGGTCTTCGGCGGGCACACCGTACTTCTCAGCCAGCGCGTCACGCTCTTCGCGGGTGGCTGACCGCAGGGCGGCGAAGTCCTCCCGCACCACCAGAAAAGACTTGTTGAAGGCCTCCTCGCTGAAGTCTTCCTCGCCGGAAAGTTTGTCGAGGTTTTCGATGGCGGCGCTCTTTAAGTCCACAACGTCAGGCCGGTTGAGGCGCTGGTTGGCGTTCTTGTATTGCGCGACCTGCATACGGTTGCGCGTGTGCTTAGACCTGAGATCCGTGAGCGCCTTGGTGACTGAGGTAAAGGCGCCAGCTTCTTCCGGCAGAGATTCTTCCAGCGAGTCCAAGAACTCTTGGATTTCCGCTTGATGGTCTTCATCCTCGGGTATGAGAATATCCTGCTTGTCCGCCAAGAGTAGGCTGCTGTCTGCTTGGTCGATCAGGGCCAACAGGGCTGGCTCTTGGTCGGCTGCGGCTACGTTAGGCCAGTTGACTTTAAACAGGCTTTGCATCGTGTCGCGCATACGGTCGCCGTCTCCGTCTTCGACGATGAAGGCGTTCATGGGCTCGCCTTGTTTTTGAACGGCTAGGTTTGCGTAGTGCTGTTCTTGGATGCGGACGCCCTTGGCGCGAGACTCCGCAACCCGACGGTTAATAGATGCCTCGGTGCGCTTACGGAAGGTCGCAAGGGCGAACGGAGACAAGCCTGTCGAAAGATCCTCGGCCACCGTCGAATACATCGCCTGGATGTCGGCTGTGACCTGCTCAATGTCCGAGTTAACGTCAACGCCAGCCCAGCGGTCTCGCGCTACGTTGTCAAGCTCTGCGAAGGACGCCTCAGCCTGCATAGCGAGATCGTCGCCCTGGAGTTCGTCGTATGTGATACGGAAGGCAGGGTCGAGGAATGCGTCGAAGCTGCCCGCCTTTCGGATGCGCTTCAGTACCCGCTGCGTGGTGATGCCGGACTCTGCAACTTCCTTTTGGATCTGGGCCTCGCTTTTTCCCTCCTTACGCATCTCGAAGACAGCGGAGGCTAGGGGCTCCAAGGTATCGTCGTCAAAAGCGCGGTTTTGCTTCGCCATCCCTGCAAGCGTCTGGGAGAGCTGGGACAAGCCTGCGGCGTAGCCGGACGCCCTAGACGCCTGCGGCTTCTGGACGACTTCGGGGGAAAATGTGTCTACGGGCGACGCTTGTACGTCCCTGACGCCGAAGCCGAATTCTTGAGGTTTCTTTCGCATCAGATAAACTCCCGACCGTTGACGCCGGGTGTGGTGACTTGTGCGTAGGTTTTGAGCGTAGAAGCACCAAGCTGGAACAGTTGACCGAAGATGTCAGGCTGCTGCGGCTGATACTGCGACATTGCCGATCGAATACGGTTAGTTGCTTGGGCTGCAATTTGTTGACGCTGCGCGTCCATCTGCTCTCGCATACCTTGAATGTTCTGCGTCTGCGCCATAAGCTGAGAGAGCTTTTGACGGGCTAGGTCAGACTCCAAGGCCTGCACAGAGGCACCAGAGACTCCCCCGGCTCCCGCCTGGGACACGGCCTCGCCACGAGCCCTAGCAGACTGCCTGAGGATGTTCTGGAGGATTGAGGCGCCCTGCTGGATGCGTTGCTGCTCTTGCTTATTGAGCTGGGAAAACTGGAACGAGGCGTCTTTAAAAGATGCCTGCGCCGTCTCCTCCCACATACGCTCCGTGTATTTGGCTTGCTTACGTTGGTCGGAGAGACCACCAACGATACCGTAGAGGCCCGAGGCGATTCCGAGGCCCACAGCGGCAGGTCCCAGGGCGAATAGGGAACCCGACGCGGGGCTGGCGGCGCCTGCAAGGCCGGAGGCCATACCTCCGCTCATAGGGAACATCATGATCTAGTGTAAAGTGTAAACAGTTTGCCCGTGCGGTCGGAACGAGTTTCGGGGGTAAAGCCTGAGAGCCGAAGCCAAGAGACGAGCTTTGCGTTGTCGCTCAAAATAGTTGCCCCGTACTTTTCATAAATAGAATCTAGCTTGGGCAAGATAAACCGCTTCCAAGCGCGTTGCAACGCAGGGTAGTGGCGATTCCACAAAGTCTCTGTGGAGAGCAGCCAAACAAACCCGAACCCTGTTGGCCGGTCCCACGCGCCATGCCCCCACACCCCGAGAAGCTCGCCTTCGTCGTCGCAGATGGTGAATGCCTGCTCCGACTCTTCAATAGAGAGTCGCACAGCCTCCTCCGGGTAGTCTTTGCCGTCTGTGTAGGCTGCGGAGATCCATCTACGGTCGTTTTCGCAAAGGTTGGGGCCAAGCGCGTAGGCGTGGTCCCCGTGAGCTTCATCAAGGTGCAGGGTTGTCATGCTTGCCGGTATCTTGAGTTAAATCGGATGGCCCAGGCCCCGTTGACCAGAGTGCAGGGCATTGGCGTTTTGTTGGAAAGAGTCAACCTAAACTCGTCTGAGCTTGCGTGGATAGGGATTTGGAATTCACGGCTTGACAGAACTGACGGGGTGATCTCGCCTACGTCTGTGCGGTCAGCCAAGAACTCCTCAGTTGTCGTGTTTTGACCCACAGACTCCACAGTAGCCAGAAGGTACCCAGTGTCCGTCAAGGTGATTACAACATCTCTGACGTGCGTGTTGCCGCCGACCACTGAAGTCCGACCGCCGTCCTGCGAAGACGATTGAACAACAGGCCGGGTCATCACAAGCTGGCAATCGTACTCTTGGCCCACCCAAACGGTCTCGCCGCTCCAGTCGCCGGGCACTGTGATTGTGTCGGTCGCTGGGTCCGTGCCGCTGACCGTCAATGGCGCCCCGTACTCGACAGATGCTCCTTGAGAGACAAGTAGCATTGTGTCTCCCGGTGCGAAGTCGTAGGGTACGGAAAAGGCCGTCGTGTTGCTGACAATGTCATACGAGCCGCCCACAATAGTAGCCAGGCGGTCCATGCGCGGCTTGAAGGCGCCTGTAAGGTCTCCCCTACCGGCGCCGACGTTTACACGCTCTAGGCGCAGTTTGCTGTCTCGGTTGATGAACAGATAAACCGTGTCTTGTAATTCCGCCGCGTCTACAACGACGCCGCCCGGAAAGTCCCAACGACCCCAAGCAGACATATAGCTCTCGTTGCCTGCCCGAAGATACTGATAGAGGAAGAGTTTACCTTCATCGGTAAGACAGATGATGTCATCACCGCCGCTGGAAGGCATAATCTTCCTCACTGTGTTGGGCAGAAGGCGGGGCACAGCAAGAGTCGTTTCGACCGCCTGTAGATCTCCTTCGTACTGCCCCGGCACAAGTTCTCTGAGCTGTGTGCTTCCGCCTGTAGTGTACGGAGCAAACAGAGAGTTCCGCTGAGAAACGGGAGAGATGGCCGGAGATGTGCGGTACCTTCCTGTGACCTTGGCGGACACAGTGGAGGGAGTAAGCGGACCGCCAGAGCCGTCGATTACTGCCTGCGCCTCTTCGGAAAACGCAAACAGTTTGCGGTCAAACGGAACGACATGGTACACCGAAGAGCCGCCCAATGCGGCTAGGGTTACGTCGATGGGGTCGGACCCAGGCAACGAAAGAACCGAGGTTCTCCAGAAGTTCTCGATCTCCCCGGACTCAGACATGATTACGTTAGCGTCCGAAGAAAAGCCTAGGCGATCTTCGTGGTAGAAGATGTCTAGGATGCGCCCACCCACAAAGGAGGGCTCTGGGTTGGTCAAGTTGTCGCCGGAAGGGCGAGTACCCCAACCTACCGGTTGGAAGGACCAAGCGCCTGCGGAGTCTCGCCGGAGCCTGTGGGGCATAGTAGAGCTGTCAAGCCCTCCGGTGGGTAGGCCGGGCTCCGCAGTCTCCCTCCAAACCCCACGCCCGAAAAGATCCACACTGTATGTGAAGAAGGCGCCTTCGTCGCCCTCTGTTTGCTCGCGCCAGGCGTCCGTTGTAAACTGAATGAAGTAATCATCGTCGGTCGATGCGGCATCGCCTGTTACGCGAACGACTGCGCCTTGCTTAAAGAAGACCGGCAGCTTGGTAATCTGCTCAACTTCGTCAACCCATAGAAGGATCTTGTCTTCGTCGGTTCCGGGACTACCGGAGCCGGTAGTAATCGTGGCGCTGTAAGGTGTTTCTGGAACAGTGTCTCCAGTGTTCATGTAGAAACTAGAAGATTCTACTAGATCAAAGGAGGGTTCCTTCATGTAGGCGGGCTCTAAGGTAACCCCAAGGCCGTCAAGCTGTAGCGCGAGCTGCCTAGCAACAAAGGTCGGCGAAAGTTGGCTCTGGTCAGCCCTGGCCCCAGTGTTTCCGAAGCACACCCACTCGCCCGCCTGCAAGAGCGGGTCGGGGGTCAGCCAAACCGCGAGCAAGTCTCGGTCAAACCGCTCAACACTCACCGCAGTAATTGGACCGCCGTTGCTGTAGTCTGTGCCAAAGTTGCTGGTCGGAGGCGGACCGGACACGGGCTCGCTTGTCATCGTGACGAGCACCGTGCTTCCGTTTGCCGGAGCAAACGTGTAAGAAACATACGCACTGTCTAGGTGGCGGACATCAAGGTCGCCGATCTCGTTTGCGCGTACAGTGTTGTAAAATTCTCCGTTCTCTGCCGTAGAGCCGATAAGGATTGGTTCCGTGCCCGACGCTTGCGCCGCAGTGATCCGGTACGGTTGCGCGTACACGTTTCCCAAAGACCCACTAAAGACCCTCGAAGCGTAGTTCGCCGAATCGGTTTGCGTCTCAACGGACGCCGTACCTAGAGGAGTGGCAACTTCGTAAGTAGCGCCGTACTCTGTTTGGCGCACAAACACTCCAGCGTCGCTTTCAGTTACCCAAGGAGCGAAATCTCGACCTGGGGCGCCTAGCACTGTTACGTCTGTGTTTGCCACGTAAAGCGTGTCGGCGACCTGCTGGAACCTGAAACTGCTGTGATCCGCGCCGGAAAGGTAGTCAAAGGCCCCAGGGGCTGCTGAAACAGTCTCAATTGTGCCGTCGGAGTTGAAGACATGAACTGCTGTGTCGTCAACAGCCACAAGGTAGTCTGCGTCATCCCGCGCCATAGCGACCACTTTTGTCTTTGCGGGATCTAGCGTAGTCGCGTACTCCCCAACATGCTCTGTCGGAAAACGCTTAGTGGCCCCTTCCGTCGGCAGGTACTCCATATTCAGCGAGTCATCGACTAGGTTTGTTGGCCGAATCGCTTTAGACTGCTGTGATATACCGCCCAGGAAGGCGGGGATTGACTGGCGAAAAGACATTATGCGTCAGGGTAGCGGGGGGTTCCGGGTACGTATTGGGACCCCCGTAGATGTGGGAGGTACTTGTCGTTTAGCATAGAGATGTGACCTGTGTCGGCCTCGCGCTGGTCCAGAACCATCTGTGCGTTCCTCTCCTCGACGTACAAGTTTTGCCGGGTCTCGTCAGCGCCCACGTATTGTTCGTAAACTACGCGAGCGGCACGGGCGGAAATAAACGCCTTTGCTTCATAGGGAAGCTCGTCCCACTCAAGCTGTAGTTGAGCCGTTCCGGTTTTAGCTCCGTCGTGCTGGTAAGTTTTGTCGCGGCGGTTATAGAGGCGGCTTCCGCGCTGAATAAGCCAAGGCTCTTCGTCGCTAAACCAACGAGTAATGTTGGAAGGCAGCACAACTTCGCCCGAAGCCGCATCTTGCGCTACGGTGTAATCGTACTCCGTATTAAAGCTCCAGCCTTCGGCTTGAACGTCTACGGAGATTTGTCGCAAAATTGAAAGGGCAATTTGCGTGTTCTTGGAGGTCGCACCCTCGACGGAGTTTACTGGAGGGAGGCCCTGGGCAGCTAGAATTCTGTTTACTGCTGCGAGTTCGTTGAAGGTGCTCATTTTGGGTGGGTAAAAGGGTGGGCGGCACCCAGAATTTCCGGGTACCGCCCTTTGTGTCAACTCAAACTAGGATCAGGCCTGCGTGATGCCGCTGTCGTAGATCGTGGCGAGGCACTCGGGGCGAAGAACCCCGTGGCCGCAAATGATCTTGGAGACAAGCAGGGTGCCCTGACGTTCGACTTGGTAATCAGTCTCGGTCTGGACGCCTTGACGCATGACGGTTCCGATAGCCCCGCGCTCCATGGCAAGCGCAGTGATGCCTCGTGCGGTGGCGTAGTCGGAGTTTTCGGGAGAGGTCGGCGTGACCGCGCCTTGCGGCAGGTGGTTGGTCCACTCGATGTTGAACCCGTACCCCTTGAAGATCGCGCCGTTTGCCTGGGAACCGTTCCCGGCGTTGCCGAAGTCGGTGTTGAGGAGGGCGCCGTACTTTTGAAGGGCGTAGTATTGGTCCGGTCGGATGAAGAAGGTAACGTCGTCCATCGGAACGTCTTTGGCCGCAAAGGTCGAAGCTGCGGAGACCATAGCATCTTCAAGCGCCTGCATACCGGCAGTGTCCGTTCCGTTCACGCCCGTCTTGTCGATAAGCGTCGAGTCGGTCTTCGAGACGTTGATCGCCTCGCCGAAGTCGGAGCCGACGGAGGCCAGCGCGTGGTTCGCCGCAAGGGCGAAGAGCTGCTTGTCCATCTTGCGGGCAAGCGCCGCACCAAGCTGGTACGAGTATTCCGAGCGGGTCTCGTAGTGCTTGATAAGTTCATCCCAGTTATCGACAAACAGCGAAGAAAGCAGAACCTTGTCCACAGCAACAGTGGTGTCAGTGTGCTCAATTTCGCTAAGGTAGCCCTTAGAGTTGTCGAGGAGGCTTTCGCCTCGAATGTGGTAGGCAGTGTCCGCCTGACCAATCCGGGGGAACTGGAAGTCTTTACCGGGCCCCACGTTCATAACGCGAGACTTCTGCATCATGAGGTTCTTGTCTCGGAAGACATTTAGAACCTCACCTGAGAACATAGTGAGGAGGAGCTGATCGTCCCCCCCGGTGAGTTGACGATTACCTGCAATGGTAATCGGGGAAACAGTGGGATAAGCCATAACTGTAAATTGGTGTAGATAGAAACAACAAGGTTGCCATTATGAGCGCCCGCGTCTTCGTGTTGTCCACCCTTGGGTGGCACGCTGCATCGTCTCTACACTGGCGCACCGCAGCGCCCTGCCCTGGCCGGGGGCTTACAGGCTTTTGCGGTGTGGTAGATACGCCAAGGCTGCGCCAAGGCGACCCTTTCGGGGTTTATTGTTTGCCGCGAATGCGACGGGACAACGCCAGCGCACCGCCGCCGCTCGCGCCACCAAATAGGACGAGAAGGAGGATGTCTAGGATGTCGCTGCCCGTAGTCAAAATGTCGTCTCCCGCCTCTCGGGCAGCGGTATCGAGACGCTCTTTGGAGTCTTGCAGAATTTCTCGGATGAGTTCGTCTCGATCTTCGGCGGACAGCTCACCCTCGGTGTATTGTTGGTCTACGCCGTCAAGAAGCGTAGTGGTCTCCTCTTCGATGGCTTCGTATCTGGCGCCAAACTCAGAGAAGGTTCCGCAACTAAACAGCGGGAGTAGTAGGAGAACAGGTAGAAAATACTTCATAGGTTGCTCTGGCTTAGACGCCGCAGGACTTCTGCCCGGTACTCCGGGTCGGTTGCGTACTTTGGATCACGCTGGGCTGACAGAAAGGCCTCGTGAGAGGCAAAAGGCACGGTTCCCGCCGGAGCCCCATTACCCGCAGCAAACGGGGCGGCTGAGGCCCCGGACTGCTCGATCAAGCCGCGCATAATGGCCGTTTGCCCATCCACGCTTGCTCGCGCCATGTCTGCGTTAATCGCGTCAAGCTGCGCCTGGTTCATGTTGTTCCTCGCCCACTCCATTGCGCCGCGCACAACGCTATCTCCTCCGAGTTGCTCCGTAACCTGTCGGGCCGCATCGCGGCGTCGCATCTCCTGAAGCTCCTCTTGGAGTCGGGCAACATCCTCGGCGGTCGCGGGTGTAGCTTCCGGCGCCGAGGGAATCTCAAGGGACTCCACAGGTGCCGGAGGCGTTTCCACGGGAGCGGGCGGCGGGGGCGTCTCAATCGGTTGCGTTTCTTGGCTAGTCATTGTGTCTGTGTTTGGGCTTGTTGCTTAAGCATCTCCGGCCCGAGCGACTCGACCGCTGCTTGCTGCTGTCGCTGCATGGCGATCTCTGCGAGTTCTTCGGGGGTGCGGATGTATTGGTCTTTAGGAAGATTGAGGGCGGTAGCCATGTCGGCTGCAACCGCGTCAAAACGGATAAAGTCGATAAGCTGGTCCGGCGGCACGCTCTGCTGTAGGGCGCCAAGGAATTGTTGAATGCGCATAGCGCGATGGTTCCGCGAAATAGCCTCAAGCCCCGTTGCAATAACGGGCTGGACTTCCTTCGGGATACCCGGAATAGTGCGCCTAATGCGGTTAAAGAGGTACTGGACAATAGGGCGTTGAACTGTCTGGGCGAGCGCCGCGTAGGTGTTACCTAGTGCGTCCTCAAGCTCTTGGGCAACGTACCGAATCTCCTCAGAGGTCACACGCTCCCCAGCCCGTTGAACAGAGCTGTTTAGCAAGAACGACTTGCTGAGAGACAACGCAATATCGCCCTGTTTTTGATACGCGATAGCAAGGTCACTGCCTTTGTCTGCTTGAACCGCGCCGACATCTTCGGGGTCTCCCACGCGAACAGAGCCGTTGGGTGCCTTGGCGATAGAAGCAGGCTTCGTAGCGGAACCAGGGCGGGTGAGGAAGATGACCTTCGACATGACCAGAGCGGCCTCCGCGAGAGCGCGGGAGATTTGCTCAAGCACCAAGAGGTCCCCTTGAACGTCCTCAACGAAGCCACGCCCGTAGGAGTACCCGTAAATCGGGCAAAACTGAAGGGGCATAAGGGGCAGATCGTCCTCGGAGACTTCGCGCATAGTGCCCTCAACGGGCTCCCCGGCGATCTCTTGGAAGAACTCAAACCGACCGCTGGGCAAACGCCTAGCGCCAGTGTAGAGGTCCAGAGTGTCTTTAGTGACCCCGCCCTCCATCGCCGCGTCTACCGATGTCGCTGTGAGCTGCTCACGGGACAGTTTGTGGCCCAGGCGCTCTTCAGCGTCTTCTCTGCCAATTCCTTGGCGTAGAATCACAATCCGCAGCCGGTTGTCAGGATCGCGCTCCACAACATAGTGCCGCATGTCGGCGGTCACCGGGGACTTTCCTCCCGGTCGGTCATAAAGTAGAGCGTTTCCCGTGACCACCAAAAGCCGCATAGCTTCGGCTAGGGCGGGTCTCCAGCCCTCGGTGTCGAACTGGGACAAAGCCTGCTGCTCTAGGAGCTGTAGGGAAGCCTCGATCTCGGAGACGACCTGGGAGGACTGCTCCCCGCTCTCAGCCACGATCGCGGCCTTGGCGTCGGGCGACATCTCAAGCCGCATGAAGGGCAGAGTCGGCGGGAACAGCGAGAGCATCAGTTTGGAACTCAGGTTGTTTACCCCCCGCGCCCCGATGCTCTGAAAGTTGTTAGGGTACTCCGCGCGGTTCATGTTTTCGCGCGGTTGCACCGAAGGAATAGTGAGCACGGCGCACTTGTGCCCTACTTCAAGAAACTCATGGCGAGCTTGCTCAAGAACGCGGTACTGTGTGCC